CATAAATATTTCTACGTTTTGCCTCTTCGACATAATCGGCAACTATTAAAAAGTAGTCAGCTAGGTTGTGATTCTTGATGACGTTGGCTTCAAGCTTTAACCTCTCAATATATTCTTTATTTGCCAAGCCTCTTACTTTTAACTCGTTAATGCATTTCTTTTTCAGGTCTTTATAAGCATTATTTGTGTCAGGAAAAACAGGAACAGAATCACTAAAATCAAGCTGTATGCCAACTTTGTCGTATATTTCCTCGAGATTATCAAGCATTTCCCTAGCTTGCTTTTTAGTAAATTCTCTTAGTAACTTAGCTTTGATTTCCTTTTCTGAATGCATGTGACGAGCACCATAAGTTGCTTCAACATCTGATTTCTTGCCGCTTAACGCATGCATCACCTTATACGTTTCAAAGTCCTCATGCCTTGTATAATGGGAGTCAGTTGTTGGGATGCATTTCACGTTGTATGTTTTACCCAGTGAATATAGTTCCTTATTAGCTAGCTCTTGCAACCCAACCTCGTCAATCGGGATAGGCATAATTTCAAAATAGAAGTTATCATGAAATATCCTTTTAAACCTCTTTGTTGCCTTTATGGCAAGCTTATCATTATTGTTCACTATTGCCTGCGATACAATCCCGCCTATGCATGCTGATGTGCATATTACGCCTTCGTTATATTTTTCAAGTAGGTCGAAAGTAACTACGCCACGCCGATAGAAATTATGCTCGTTTGCATAAGTAATTATTTGCATGATGTTTGAGTAACCTGTTTGATTTTGAGCAAACAAACATAAGTGATAATATGGTTTGTCTTTATTAAAGTGGGGCTGAAAGTAAGCTTCAACCCCAATGATAGGCTTTATTCCTGCTTTGTTACACTCAAAATATAGTTTAGCTACCCCTGCTGTGCTACCATGGTCTGATAAACCAAGGGCAGGCATCCCTAACTCTTTGGCATATTCTACAATGTCCTGAATACGACCAAAACCGTCAAATAAGCTATATTGAGAATGCTTATGAAGCTCAAACCACATATTTACCAGCTACTTTCGTAAATTCTTGCAGGTCTTCTTTGTAAACATGAAGGCTGCCAATTAAGAAATTCATGTCAAACTTCTGCTTATAATACAGCACTTTCCGGCCGGCTACGTAAGCTAAGTACATATCAGTAATGAAGTTATTATAAAAGTCACAACTTCTCATGCCTACATTAATGTATGATTTATCATTGCGCTGCATAAAGTTTATAAATTGAAAGCAATGCATTTGGTCGAAAGTTATGCTTAGCTGCCTTGTTGTAATAATCTCGTCAGCATCTGGATATGCTCTTACTATATTGCGAAGTTTATCCACGTTAAACCGCAGCTGAGCATAATCAGAAAGTATGTAATTGCCTATTTGCCCATTTGTAGCTCTTAATTCTAAAACAGCGTTTGCTATTTCCCAAGCTTGATTGATATTAAAGCCAATCAAATCGAAAAGCTCATTAAATGACTCCTCGGTAATATCTTTAAAACGAAGAGTGACTGCTGGAAGCTCAACTGTGTTGCTAACAAATTTTTTCTTCCTAGCTAGCTCAATTATTTGTTTAGCTTTGGGACTTAATTTTTCAAGTATTTCCGACACATATAAACCTCCCTAAATAATAATGGAGAGCAGGGCAGGATTCGAACTCTGCTTTTCCAATAGTTTGCTGCTACTGGTATGTTGCCCTTACATCACCTGCTCTCAAAAAAGATTATTCAACACATAAGTATTTTTTAGCCTCTATGTTGATACGATAAAGTAATCTGTTGAAATACTCAAATATTTCCTTGAAAAGATTCCAGCTCCCACCGGCAGTGCCATTCATCTCATTCCGGTATTTCTGATAAATAAAGTCATCAGGATGCCATTCAAAAATGTCGCTGTCTTCATCCGGGAAATAAAGATTGGTAGCCTTTCCTGTCCTTGCCATATTGACATAAAACATAGATGGCTTATGGAAGTCAAATATGTCGTAGCAATATGGTATTTTAGCCACTATGCCACATGCCATCTGGTAGGCAATTATGTTATCAGTCTCAGGCTGGATTTGCTTGTCAATCCTTTGATTAATAAATGCTATAGCATCTTTTAAATTCATGCGCATAAAGTAAAATGTTTCCAAGCAACGAGGGAGAATATACCTTGCATCCATAATTGAAACTTCTTTGCTGTCAATCATGTCGCAATAAAGCTGCTTAGCATCTTTCGCTATTTGCTTATATCGTTCAAGAAATTCAGGTGAGTTTTCAATGCTCCATGGCACTAAAGCTGCTCTGTCCGTCCACCACTTATCACCTGAGCAGTCAGCACTGAAGCTACCGGTCCTATATCTAATAAGATGTGTTGCCTCTTGTATGCTAATACCAGATATTTTGAATACCAAGTTAATTGTTTCAAGAGCCGTTGGCAATGATTTGCCGAGTATACAATTTCGAATCAATTCGTCCTTTTCTCTTACTGAAAGTTTACGTGCATCATTTGGGTCTTCAGCCCATGTTGCTTCAAGAAATTGCGGCAAATAATCCCTTAATTCATCAGGGGTAGGTGCTGCAATTAACTCAACATCAATAGCGCTAAGGTTATTTTTAAGAAGTGTTGTAGGTTTTTTGCCCCACTTTTGTTCCATGGGTAGTTCAACGGGTTGTAAGCTTTCATTCTTTGGCATTATAATCCTCCTTTGACAGAAATAAGGAGGGTTTCCCCTCCTATTCAGCTACCTCGTATCCTTGAATTATCCCTTTGGCGTACTCAATCATGTTTGCCTGAATCCATTTTGCAGTAGTGCTGTAGCCAAGCGTTTTAGCTATATCAATTACAACTGCAACATCAAACATGCTGGTTAGCCCTGTGTCCCTCGCTGCAAGAATACCATCGATAATATCTTGGCTTGGAACCTGCGTCTTACCTCTTTCCATTTAAACCATCCTCTCGATTGCTGTAGTACCAAGCTTTAGCTTAGCCTAATCATATTATATACTATTGGCAGCTTATATACTATTGGCAGCAGATGTAAACCTTTTTATTAGTTCTTTTTCAAGCTCGTCTATCCGCTTATTTACACCATCTGCAAATTCAAACGTTTTGTTTCCAAGCGCAGCTTCAACCATGCAATATTGCCTTACGCTATAAAGGTCTGCAAGCTTAACAACACTAAATATCTCTTCGTCCTTGCTATGCAAAGCGTAATCGGGATAGTTGTCTTCCATAAAACTGTCTTCGAATATTTGTAGCAGCATGCGTAGCGTTTCGCTTAAGTCTTTTACGTCAGAAGGTACATCACTCAATATTGTTTCAGGTACGTCATGCAACAAAGCATATTCAATGCACTTAGCTTTTAGCTCTCCTTCGATGCTTAGCTTGTCGCATATTTCAAGCACAAATAGAGCTGTGAAAAATGAATGCTCAGCTACACTTTCATTGATTAGTCGTAGCCTGTGATTGTATCTAACAAGCGTTTTTAATTTATAAACTTCCATAAGATAATCATTAGTTAATAAAGGCATCATTCGACTGCCCCCTTGTATAGGTTGCGTGTTCCTCTGAGAACATTCATTATTTTGTCCTTAATAGAAATACCTTCTGAGGAAGTAAATTCATCTCGACCTAAGATAGTAAGGTTTCCCGATTGAGCTAACATTACGTTAAATTTACCGCTGGTGCCAATCGTTTCATTATAATATACAACAGGTTTATTTTTGCCGTAGGCGTAGCCAGCTTCCCATATTGTGCCTATATCCTTGCCATCAGTAACAGCAAATACTAGGTCGCAATTGTTTATTTCCTTAATGTTGTCCTGAAAAGCTTTCTCGCGCTCCTCCTGTGTAGCGCTAGGGGTTAACAGAATATTTTCACGCGGGCTAAATACTCTGAATCCTATGTGCCTAAGTTCTTTTATCAGCCGCTCTTCTCGTTCAATTTGAGACGGGTTGAAAAATGGAGCAGCAAAATATATTTTGGGAACGTAAATATCAAATTGCTCAGTTAAACTTTTAACAACGTCGTTAATACTATTAAAATCACATGTATATTTCTTTCTAATTGTGCTTGCTTTAAAGAATGCTTCAAAAATTGCCTGATATATTTCCAAATCTTTTCCATGAGCTTCAGACGCTCTTTTTAAATCGCTCTTGTCAGTAGGAACAACAAGAATTAAAATAGCATCAAGCTCTGAAAGCTTTTTGTCTATTATTTCAATTTCAAATGATGTATAATTTCTTTCAAGTGCCCCATAAACAAACTCGGTCATGTGAAAACGGTCAATAACAATGTTTTCGTTTTTGAATATTTCTAAAAACCGAAGCGATGTGTTAAGCTTTTCTAGAGCAACGTCTTTTGTTATTTTCATACCTTCAAAATATGAATCTTTAAAGAGCTTGAAGCCATGTTCAACAAACTTATTGCAAAGAGTGGTTTTACCCACCCTATCAATACCTTCTACAATAACTATCAATTTACATTTACTCCTCTCGATGAATACTTAAATTAGGGTCAAATCCTTCAGGGTACCGACGTTTTAGTTTGTCAATGTTACGCTGCGCCATCTCTTCTAGAGTGATTCCACAAGCACGAGCTAACTTGGCTACGTACCAAAGGGTGTCCCCGCCTTCTTCGATAAGTTTATCTACATCAAGCTCGTGCCCTTGGTCTAGTACTTTTTTCATGTGCTCCAATGTCTCGGCGGCCTCCCCAACCACGCCCATGGTTGCATTGCGTAAAGCGTTCAGCTTATCCATCGGAGCGTCTGTTCTTGCAGCTAGCAATTGATATTCGTCAAGTGTCATTTTACCAATCGTCGTCATTGTCCTCGTCCTCATCTGTATCATCAGAACCCCGCTCTTCGTCGTCCTCATCATCATTCCAAATCTGCTCTTCTTCGTCCAACTCCTCCAAAAGCTCTATATAGTATTCTGCTGATTTCTTGGGGTTTGGGTCAAGGTCACGTTCCTTACAGAGTTGATAGAGTTCTTTTGCAGACATATCTTCATAGTTTATTACTTCGTCATCGTCGTCGTCATCCACTGGAACTTCAATATCAGGTGAAAACGCTTTACCTATCATTTTTATCATGGCGTCACGGGTTGGAGCCTTAACTTTACTTTTGAACTTAGCCTTGTCCATTGGAATAACAGAGTAAGATGTACTTTGCTGTTTGCCTTTACGTTCTAGTACATAATCCCGGTCGGTAATGGTTCCGTAAGTTTCATACATGCTTATGAGTGCAGGGATAGGGGTACAATTGTTAACCGCATAAAGCAGTATTTTAACCTCGTTGGCATCGTAGTCATAAACGGGCCATGCATAGTTGTTGCGGGTTCTTAGCTCATCGTTATTGCAGAACTTACATTTCTTTTTGCCTAGCTCCTTTGCACAAATGCAATTAATACCCTTAGCAAAGCTATCGTGGAAAACAAGCTCTAGGCCTTTTTCAAAGTCAACAAGAAAGCGAATCCTACGCTTTGTGTCGGCTTTAATAAATAGAATTTTACCTTTGCTGCCACCAGATTTAGCAATGTCCTCTTTCATACTTTTAAGAATTGACAAATCAAAATCCTCCCATCGTTTTTCTTTTTGCTGCTTTTAATAGCTTGGGTGTCATGTCCCCCATGTCTTTTACCCTTCTAGGGTATTGAAAAGGGACTACCTCAAAATGTTGTTTTAAGAAAGCAGTCCCTTTTTTACCGCATTCATCGTTGTCTAGTGCCGAGATTATTGTTGTTACACCTTGCTTTTTTAACTTTTCTATCTGCTCTTGTGTTGCTTTCCAGCCTAAAATAGCACATACATATTTGATGCCAAGTTGCTTAGCCTTTAAGTAGTCCATATAGCCCTCTACCACAACAACTCTGTAATTATCATATTTACCAACAATAGTGCTTCGCCTGCTGAATCCTTTATTATATAAGTATTTCCGTTTCTGTTCTATCTCGGGGCTGGTTGTCCTACAAACCCAACCTTTAAACTCCCCCATGTCACGCATAGGAAATATAATAGGATATGAGTCATTATAGGTTAGTTTTGCTCCGGCTTTGTTGAGAGATTCGGGATTGAAGCCTCGACATAGTAAATAATGCTTTTCAACCGAATCCTCAACAAGCCAGTCCACTTTACGAAGATTGTAATAATAATCCTCAGCCCTTACTAGCAATTTCTTTTGCTCCCTTGAGCGTTGTTGCTTTGTTTTTGAGTTATGTAAGGTAACATTATTGGGCCCTGACTTGTTCATAGTGAAACGATATAATAATTGCCATTGCTCTATAAGGGTAAGGTTATGATTGAACATCTGGATTAATTCTAGGGCCCCTCCCCCTTTTTGACAACCAAAACAAAACCATCTACATTCATTTACATCAATCAAAAGGCTTGCATTTACATCAGCGTGGAAAGGGCAAACAACTTTGTATTTTGTTTCACCCTCCCAAAGGTTATAATGCTCAAGTACTTTAATAAATGTTTCAGGGCTGCCAGCTTGTTCATAAAGGGATTTTGCAATATCAATCGCCACCCTTAAGTTATTGTAATTGATTTGCGTATTTGAGCGTTGTAACAGCCATCGATATCTTCCAGCGATAGTTGGTTAGTATCAAAAAGCTGTTTAATTGCATCATTATTTACCGCCTTCCGAACCTCAATTAGGTCTTTAAATTGCTTTGGCTTAATACCTGCTTCTCTGAGCAAAGATGTTAAACCTGCATAATTTACTACGACGACTTCTTTGTCAATTATTTGCTTGCCAAGCTCTTTGGGCAGCTTTTTCTCAAGTTTTTCTATATCATAAGCGATAATTAATGCTTTTCTGCATGTAGCTGTGTGGCTATCTGTAGCCATGCTATTGCTTGCAGAGTTGTCGAAAGCTTTAATTAAGATGTCACGACGTTTATCGTATTCGGCTTCTATATTTTCCTTTTTAACTTTCAACTCATGCATTTCGTCGATTATCTTATTATAATCTTGCTTCATTTGTTGTAACCCTGCCTTTTGTCAGCTCCTCAAATATCCCTCGGGGCCAGCGCTGACCTGTCTTATACCAAACAACTGCTTTCTTGTTCACGAGGTACCTTATGCCACGCTTTGTCTCTATGCGGAACTTGTCGGCGTGAATCTCAACAATTTTGCCGCTGTACATCCTGTCTCCTACATAAAATGCAACCAGCACGCCCACCTCGGCGCTGTCTTCATACCTGTCCTTCGCAGGGTTCCTTACACGTTTTTCCTTCATACGTTTTTCTACTGCCTCCTCAAAGCTAAGATGTTTACTGCCTTTGCTCTTTGCATTGTTGTTCAAATGAGCATTGTTCTGCGCCTCTTTAGCGATGATTGCTTCAACAAGGTCTGCTTTCTTCATGTCATGTCTTCCAACGATTTGCAAGTCTTTTGCAACCTCAAGCAAGTGTTTTTTCGTGCAATTAAGCAACTCAGTTCTCTTTTCTCTTTCCATTACAATTCCTCCTCTAAGTAAATTTAAAGGGGCCGAAGCCCCCTTGTGTTCTGTTAGTGGGCGCATTTACCTATCTTGTAGGGCCGGGACCTGCTTTTTATGCTTTATGGATGGGGGTGCGCTTGACCGCAAAATACCTCTCCGTGACTTCAAAGCCTTCTTTTTCCAGCGCATCAAGAATAGCGGTTGCCATGATTTTAGCAACTCTGGTACTGCAAATAATTTCGCTTTGTATCGTTCTTTCGATAATTTCGAGAATTGTCAAAGATTCCTCCTCCCTTCTGCGGGGCACTTTCCATTTTATATTTTCCATTTTATCCTCCTCCTCTTGAGTGTTTTGGCCTTTTTCCTTGGCCTTGATTCTATTATATCATACCTATTTAAAATGTAAACCTTTTTTAAAAATATTTTTATTTTATTTTTCTTGGTCCTTGCCAGCTGCTTTCCCGTCCACATAACTCTCACCCAAAATAAACGCTGTCACCACGCCAGCAATCCAGGCGTAGGCTTCCCGGTCGATAGGTGTTCCGAATCCTTCATTCAGGATAATGAACAGTGCACTGAACAGCGCGGATAAGAACTTGCGGCTTTTCAGTCTTTGTAGAAACGGTCTCATTTCTTAAGCACCCCTTCCCGTTCTAAGATTACCAAGGTTTTCAATGTAGACTCCGGCAGATTGATATTACCTTTTCCATCGCCAGCCAAAGACTTCCTGTCTATCAGTTTTTTAATCAAAGGTTTGCCCCAATCCGGCACATCTTCAAAAGTTTTATAAACCGCTTCTTCACTTCCTTTCAAGTCACTAAACAACCGCTGCCACGGAAAGCCGGGTCCAGGGCAGTTAGGACGATTCACGCTGTCAATGCGATAATGGCCGATAATATGGCCCTCATCTATCGGTATGCCATGCTTGGCGATAAGCTGTTTATGTAACCATAAAGTAGCCTGATACTGCATTTCCGTAAGCCGTTCTCCCGGTAGCGCTTCATGTTCTATGCCTATAGTATACCTGTTAGGATTAGAACCGTCGTATAGAGGCCAACTAGGCTTGTTTACTACTCCGGCATGCCACGAAGTATCTTCATCCCGTACCATCTGATATATTTTGCCTTGCCGAGTGATAAGATAATGTGCACTTGCTTTTGCCTGCGGATTCCTCATCCACGACAAGCAGCCAGGAAATGCTCCTGCAGTTATATGGTTAACTATAGCAATTATTTTCTTTCCATTGCGCCCTTTGCTAAAATTTGGGCTTGCCGCCCATTCAATCTCCACTTTCGTCCCTCCCTTCAAGCTTTACTTTTTCGCGAGTTATTTTCGATAAACTCCAAAGCTCTACTGTAGTAAAACTGAACCAAGCTACTATCAACGATGTTGGCTCACTACCTATCCTATAAAATAAAAACAAAATAGCTATAGTAAAAGCAATATTCAAAATCAATACTAAAGCTACTATTTTCTTGCTAAAATTATTCATACCTGCACCACCTGCTGCGTTACTCTGCGCATATAATCAGCATATTTTATTTCGACCCTTCTTGCCCATTCCATAGCATCTTCGACGTCGCCATTGCATTTTTGATTCATTACTGCTTTCGCTGTCACTTTAGACAATTTTAATTCAGCCTGTATCATTTCCATCTGAATCAACGCGCCTTCTGCTTTGAAAGCTTCTTGTTTCTCGCTTTTCTTTTGATTCCTTTTCTGGCTAACCCCAATATAACTAACTATTATTGCCGTTAGCCCCGATATTGTTGCTGATATAATCCCTGCCTCCATCGCATCTCCTCCCCTCAAATCGGCCATGAAAAAGAGCCCTTTGGCTCTTTAAAATTCTATAGGACGCATTTTGTACCTACTGCGTCATAGAAGATTTTTGTGTTACTGCGCTTTTTTAGTCTAATGCGACACATAAGAAACCTTAGACGTCGTTATACTATTGGTTCTACTGGTGCATTAGGGTCAAATCCTACCTCTAAGAGAACTTCTAAAACTATTACCCTTAAATTGCTAAGTGGTGGACATTGTTCATAAGTATAAGTCCCCAACAATATCATTGACACCCAAACCTTAACCAGTCCGCTATTTTTAGTAAATGTCATATCAAACCCCTCCATTTCCAATCTTATAAAATAGCCAGCAGAATAGACAGTTCTGCTATTGACTGCTGCAAGTCAGTAATTTTTTCCTCGGTTGTCTGCGGCTTGTCCGCAAATACGGCCTCATGTGGAGTTACACTGGTATCTATACTAGACAGAATTTTACCATCCGGCACCTCTACCATCATAAACTGGACACCGCCTTGCGGTTCCCTAACCGTACCTGTAGCCTGAAAAATTATAAAACCCGTATTGTCATAAATTACTAAAGCATTCATGTATTAAATCTCCTTCCTACCATTTTTGATTACAAGCAAAATATTTATCGACCATAACGGCATATCCGCTAATATTCCGTATAGTAAAACTGTTACCTGACGTTTCATACACAGAAACACCATGTATTAGGCCGGTGCTATATATTCCTCTCCAAACATTGGAATAGGTTAAATTAGTAAAGGCTGCACTTCCCCAGTTACCATTAACGTATACCCTTAAAACTATCAGTTTAGGAATAAATGACGTATTAACAGTTACAGTTGAGTTAGCTTCAGCGCTTATATTTAAATTTGTACCGATTTGGAATATAGCACCATCCTGAGTAGTACCCCCGCTATAATATCCAGCAGGTACACTAACACCCAAACCAAGACTAAATGTACCTCTGTTTACCATGGTTCCCGTTATATCTCCTGCATCCGTACTTGCCGTTTTACCAGAGAGAAGGTCGGATGCTACAGCGTTTCCGCTGCCTCCTTCACCCTGTAATATAAAATTTGTACCGTCATACCTCAAAGTGTATATTCCGCCATTTTTGAGATTGGTAACGTCAGTTCCATTTGCCTTTTTAATGGTTTTGGCACCCAAGCTATTTACATTTATGGTAGATGCACCTGTGCTATCAACATTGATTTTTACTGCAAGCGCCATACCTGCCACATAACTTGTAGGTGCAGGGGTTAGACTTACGGCATATGTGTTAGCCAAGCCTGTTGTGGCACCATAAGGTACTTGTAACGTATAATCGGCCAGATGCGCATCAAATTCAGCTTTTGTTGCTTGTGCATTCCAAGCGGTACGCTCCTCAGAGGTTATATGGATCGTTGTGTTTTCTCCGTGCGTCTTTACCGCAGTATCAAGCTCCTCTGTTTTATTCTCATTTCGGTTGAGGTTCTGTGCGCTGATGCCGGGAGCCTGGCCGTTAACGTATGTCGTTTTTTCGTAGTCACCCAAAGCCACATCAATCACCTACGCTCTCTGCATGGTATCAGCACGCCGGATAGTCCAGGACTCAGTACTGGATTTCTGTCGGCTGTAGAGTACCCTTGCTATCATAATGCCTGTGTCTTTTGTGGTAGAAGCATTTACCCCAGCAAACCAGCCTATTTCCTCGCACTTAAAGGAATTAGCTTCAGTATCAGCGATGTATAACTCTGTGTAGAGTTTACCAGCTGTCGCAGGGTCTACATTCTGGCTGGTAACTGCTTTCCTAAATTGTTCAGCCACCAAAGTGCTCTGGTCATTCGCCGGGGCAGTAGAATCATTTCCCAGAGCTACATATTTTATCTTACCGTCTGTTACATCGCCTTTAAGAATATCCCGGAACATATCCAACCCGTCATCCATTATAAGATTGGGTCGAATCTGGTCCCTCCAGAGCTCTTTGCCTGTTTCTTTATCGTGTGCGATTATTTCCCACTGTCCCATCCAGTTAGTTTTTGTTCTGACTTTTACTGTTGTTTTGTCATTCATCGCTTATCCTCCTTACATCGGATATAGGTCATCTGCCGGGTACAAATCCTCAGCAGGCAACAAGCTATATTGACTCACTGCAAGCGCCTCAGCCCAAGCAGTTTCCTCACTCATTTCCACCGGAGGGATGGCCGCTATGGTTTCCCGCCAGATTACTTCTTCATCGGTAGCTACCGGGGTAACTCTACCGGTCTGCTCTTGCCACTGCCACCATCCGGCTACCTGTATCGGTGGTGGTACTTCAGCCACTTCAGCCCATGCCCAAGTTTCTTCTCGGGCTATATAGTATTCCACTGGCCCTTCATCGTCTTTGAGAGCCGCTTTTTCAAGCGCAAATAACCGCTGTGATAGGTCTTTGAGAATACTACTTACGTTTCTGTCCGGGCTCTCCAACTGGAGTCTGATGTCCACCCTAGATTCACCTGGAACGCTGTCGTAGGTTACTTCTTTTATTTCCAGGTAACAATCTATGTTCAAATCAGGTATCTGTGTCAGGATGTACTCTCCAGGCTTATAGACACCGGAAAAGGGTTCTATACTGCCTGATATGACCGGCTGGCTATATTTGAATAGATGTCTGAGGCCCAGCTCTAAAGCTAAGTCCTTATCGTTAGTATCCACCCTGAGAATATCCTCGAAAGCACCATATTGTTCTTTGCTAATTGGTTCCTCCAATAAAATCTTAATCGGGTACTCGTATTTATATGTGATGGTTCCAGTTCCGGAAGTACACAAGTCAGGAATAAGTAGCTTTTCTGATGCATTCAGAAGAAAATCATTTGCCCCCGCTTCATCAATATGTTGGATACCCAGAGTTTTTACACTTCCACCGATAGTTACGGTCACCGGGTTACGAGGGCTGTAGTCCAGCTGTATAGCATCGGTTCCCACGGTGATATTCTGAGTATATAGGTCGCTTGTAGCTTTCCCGCCCTTTACCCAGAGCCGATTAACCAAGCTCCCGGAATTGGGGGTAAGCTTTGCAGATCCTTTTTTGTATGCCCCTGGTTGCAGTGTATACTTTGATATCCGGCTACCTGCCGGGAAAAAATGTACTGATACAATACTCAATTCCGCACCCCCTTACCCCGGATAGAGGTCTTCAGCCGGGTATAATGTCTCTGATGGCCTGGGAGGGTAGAATACCCTATGCTGAACCGTTTCCTCCCAGTCCAAGGCTTCATCAGTGGCCAGAGCTGGTGGCACCAGTTCAACCAGCTCAGTCCATCCCGAACTTTCAGTATCTGGAGTAATCTCTTCCGGCAATGGTTCAAAAATCACCCACTCATATCCCGAGAGTTCACAAAGTTGTTCCATGCAGTCAAAGAGAAATTCATCCTTGAACTTGATGCTAATAGTCTTATCGCAAGCTACAATCGAATCTCGATTCATGGTCGGCATATACTTTGTAAACAAGTCAATTACAATATCAGATATTTTCTCATTCTCATAACTTTCAGCCACCACTATTTTCTGAGTCCGGCCAGTATAACACATGCCCTCAAGTTGGACCATTTTTACTGGGCCATCTACTCTTTTAGCCGGGGTTAGTACCCAGCCTTTGAAGATATGGTCATCTTGCCGAATCCAGACATCAGAGCCAACTGGAAAGGCATCGACCAAATCACCAGTCAAATCTGGAATTTCCAAAGTAAAAGACCCTGACCGATTTGTTGCCGACAGGGACACTGTGCATCTGCTATAGACTTTAACTTCCTGCTCTAAGCCACCTGGGGGAGTGATTTTTATTCTTGTACCCATTACCAAGCACCCCCAGTGGCTAACCCAAAATCTTTGCTGATTTGCTTTGATACAGTTTTTGCAAAGTCCTCCATACCATTCCGGCCAACGATTGTCCCTTTATTTATCACCGATAAGTTGATTTGTCGGTTTGTTGTGACGTTGCTGCCACCGCTTAGAGCTTCTACTGCGCCCAGCAAAGCCTCAGTCATCATCGGTTGTAACCTCGGCAGGGGGAGGATGGCCTCGTCATCTCCGGCTTCAGCAATCATGCCTATAGTGGGCCGTGTTACGATTCCCCCTGCGGCAAATTGCTTGAGATATACTTTTCCATCACGAATCTCGGCATTCTCTTCCCCGTAATGGTTGATAATTTCCTCTAGAGACGGCTGCTTGACGCTACTGTCAGGATTGTACCCACTTGCAGCCAAAGCTCCCGTATCAGTCCAGTATGTCGCAGCAAGCTGCTTCCCATTGTTAAAATCCTGAATACTAAATATCCCCATAACCTGCAACGGGTAATCGTGCAAATACTTTTGATTGTTTTTTTGGTTATACGCATAATTTGCGCCTTTTTCTAAACCTGCGCGCTCCGCATCAGCTCCGCTGCCATGGGGTACATTTATTGTTGGCTCCGGAGAACTTCCCCCGCCACTTGATGACGGGGTATCATCATAAGTAGGAGCTGTTTGACTTGGTGTCGGTGATAGTTGCTGAATCGGCGCCGGAATAATAGGTGTTTCAAGGGTTGCTTTCATGGATGTAAAACTTGATATAATAGTGTTAATCTGTCCTTGCACACCGGTTACTATGTTGCCCATTGCTGTTGTAACTTCGTTTGATTTGGTAGCTATACCGTTAGCTAATCCCTGAGAAATGTTTTGCCCGTATTCAGCCATTACAGCAGAGGGGGAATGTATTCCGAAGGCATTTTTAACTTTATTTTTTACTGATTCGGCCACATCCCTCATAGCGTTTACCGCAGTTTGTATTTTATTTTTGATACCGTCGGCCATGCCCTGGACAATATTATGGCCCCAGGTAACGGCATCGGTTTTTAAGTCTTTCCAAATTTGGATAGTCTTATCTTTCCAAGTATTCCAAAGGCCTTGAACTGCAGCCCAGGGGTTCCACGTCCCTAACCATGATGTGAAAGTATTCCACCATGTGTCCGTGTCAGTTTTGAGATTATTCCAAACCCCAAGTATATTGGTCTTAAAATTATCCCAAATCTGCTTTACAAAAGACCATGGATTCCACGTCCCTAACCATGTGGTAAAAGTTGACCACCAAGTATTAGTTTCTGTTTTGAGGTTATTCAAGACTTCAATAATCTTAGTCTTAAATTCATTCCACTTATTTTGTACGAAGTTCCAGGGATTCCAGGTGCCCATCCAATCTGTGAGCTTTTTCCACCATTCTTCGAAAAAGGCTTTTATGCTGTCCCATACTTCGATAGTCTTTACTTTTATTTCGTCCCAATTTTTATAGATGGCTCCAGCAACTAGCCCCATGGGTCCAGCAATTGCGCCCAGGAGAAGTGGCCACCATTCAACCAGGAAGCTTTTTAAGTCGTCCCATAGCGTTGTCCAGGTCAAAGCTATCTGCTCTCCCCAGCCCTTAAACATGGTCCCTATAGCGGCCCAGCCTTCTGTCCAGCCTTTTTTGAGCGCCTCCATGCCCTCGGACCAACCGGTTTTTAAGTCCACCCAGAGCTTCGCGCCAAAGGCTTTTATTTCGTCCCAGTTTTTATATACTGCTACGCCTGCTACTACTAATGCCGCCAAAGCAGCTATAGCTATCCCAATTGGACCGGTCAAAACGGTTATAGCCGCCCCTAAAACAGGAAATCCTGCAGAAAGCCCCGCCATAACAGTGGCTCCGCCAGTCATTGCCGCAGACATAGCTCCCAAACCCGTTATTAAAGTTCCAATCGCAGAAATTAAAGGGCCAAAAACTAGCAGCAAGGGGCCGATGGCCGCCGCTAAAGCCGCGATAGCCAAAATTACCTTTTGCGTAGAAGGAGACATGTCGCCAAACGCTTTTACCATCTCTTTTAATTTTGCAACAAGCGGCGTTATGATTGGTGTCAACATCTGCCCCAGGTCGGCGGCAACATTTTTTAGCTCGGTTTGTAGTCCTCGCAAGGTTCCAGATGCTCCTTCGGCTTCTCTAGCCGCTTGTCCCTGTGCTGCTCCTGTCTGCTCCATTATGAGTGCAAGTGTTGCGGCTTGCTTTGTTGCTAGGTCCATCTGCCCCGTACCATCATATAGTCCCATTTCTAGTGCCTTTGTCTTAATAGTAGCATCGTTAACGCCCATGCCATAGTTGTCCAGCATGGAGTTGTTCCCCTTGAGCGCCCCGGTGAGGGCTTGTACTGCGCTTTCCGTGGTACCGCCAAACATAGCTGTTAGGTCACCGGCCAACTCAATCAGAGCCTGGGCTTGCTTGGATGCCTCCTTCTCGGACAACCCGCCAATATTTTGGAGCATTGAGCCCATCATGTTGGCGTATTCCAGGGCTTCACCTTCCGCTATTCCGTAATAGCTTTCAAGACCATCAGCCCACTTTTTTGTGCTGCCAGAAGCCTTGCCAAAAATCTGATCTGATGCGCCCATAGCGTCTTCCAGATCCGCCGCAAATTTGAATGCTGCTGCTCCTGCGGCAACGATTGGAGCTGTAACCTTCATTGACAGGTCTTTGCCGATGCCAGTCATTTTTTGACCGACGCCCTGTATTTTTTGCCCGAGCTGCTCAGCAGTCATGCCGGTGCTTTTCAGTTGTGTCTCAAACTTTTTTAGCTCCTGCTCAGCTTTGGTAACCTCGCGCTGGAAGGCCCGGTATTGTTCCTCGCTTATTTCACCATTCTTAAATTGCTCGTTGACCTGTTGCTGAGCAGTTTTAAGGCGGTCAAGTTTTTCCTTTGAGTTAGCAACCGCCTCGGCCAAGAGCTTCTGCTTCTGCGCGAGCAACTCTGTATTGCCGGGATCTAGCTTGAGAAGTTTCTCAACTTGCTTTAGTTCTGAAGAGACGTCTTTTGTTTTCTTATTTACATCCTCCAGGGCTTTGTTTAGCTTTTGGGTATCACCCGCAATTTCAATTGTTATGCCTTTTATATTTCCGGCCATTTATTTTTTCACCACCTTTTGCCTTAAGCCCGGTTTTTTATAAGTCAACTTGGTCGATATAGCCCTTTTTGACCCGCCCGGGTTCTCCTTCCCCATCTACAAGGTTGGCCACAATCAACAGGTCAAAAGCATCTTCCAGATTTTCATTATCGATTTCAAACATCAGCTTGTTAAATGCCCGACAAAAAGACATGCAAAAGTAAATAACCCGTTGGTACTCCGACAAGTGGTTTAGGTCCTTGCCGGAGTTCCCCCGTTTGGGATTTGTCCCATTTTTATGGCGGAAATCTGGTTAACCCATTCTCCCAGGTAAGTAAATATTTCTACCAGTTCCTCAAAGTCCAAATTATCCTCAATTGCTTCCGGGGTTACATCGGGATGCGCGAAAGCTATTACTACCAGGTTGGTCATTTCGTCAAGCATCTGTTCACCGTCAAGCTCGCCTCTTTGCTGCTGCTCCGTGAACTTTATCAGCTGCCGCCAGAGTTTTATTTTAGGCTTGGGCATAGTGATTTTTTTGTTGTTTACCACTATTTGTGGTGCATTCATAGGTATTCTCCTCCTATTTTAAAGTATGAGGCGGCACTCAGGCCGCCCGGGATTATGCAGCAGTAGTGAAGTTTATTAGGGTTAAACCTGCTGCTAGTTTCTGACCATATACATCTGTTACCAGGCCAGAGGCAACTGCAATGTATTCTGTAGATGCAGCCAGGTTGCTAGTAGGATTGAGCGTAACAACCTTCTTGGCAGCATCAATTGATAATGCTGCTGCAACCTTAGAGCCATCAGAGGCTTTTATCAGGTAGAAATAATCATCAGTTAATTGGTCATCACGCAGAGCGTTATTGTAGGTAAATGTAATGCTGTCGCCCACAGCTACCGTCTGCGCTCCATCAGTTGGCACAGTGGCCAGGGTCAGAGCATTCGGCTCAGCAATTGCCACTGGCGCAGCATTAAACCAGTTCGTGATTATGCTTGCAGGTACTGCAGGGTCGTCCTCGTCTACGGCAAATTTGTAAAGCCCGTCATAATCCCGCCGGAGGCCAACGAATTTCATTACCTGCGTGTTAAAATTAGTTTTTTCTTCTTTAGTTTTATACTTATCATCTGGAATCGTAAAGTTACCTTTCAGGTACCACACATAACGGTATTTACCGTTAGACTTCAGACTCCGGAACCCGATGGCAACGTCCAGGGGAGTGTCGTCTGACTTTTCTCCTACTACACCGGATGTTACTGTCTGGCCAAACAGCAATGCCCGCAGGGACAAGGGAAGGTTCGTGAATTCAATGTCAATTTCCTGTCTGCCAATGCTGGGGGCATTAACCGCGGGACCGTCGTCGGCGTATTGTGTTTCGATACTTCCATTTGCTTTCACATCAGCGGTAACCAGCCCGCTGATTGCTACGGGAGTATCATAACTGCAACCAGCGGTGGTATCCGTGAGTAACGGGGCGTAGTGAAAACTGTCTAGCCCAATTTGAATAGCTTCAGCCATTTTGTTTATACCTCCTTAAATTTCATAAAGGACCTGGTATAGGCCCTCACTGTCGATATACGTCTCGGTTTTTTCCCAGTAAATGCTGTTCGCACCGAACACGTCCTCAATTAACTTCTCTGATGCTGTATCCTTCTTTTTCGCATACAGCTCAACCTGGTAATTGTTGAATTTCTCAGCTACTTTATTGTCAGCCCCGAAGTTGCTAGAATAGCTGAACAGGTACACAACATACGGCGGAGTCGGTGGCGACACAAAGTGATGATACGCCACCGGCAGCCCGGTTGTTTTTAGTAGTTGAAACAGTGTTGCTTCATCCACGTTTGATCGCCTCCTCTACCTCTTGCACAAAGTCTTTTATGACCTGCTCCTCGGCCGGTCTGATGTGGGGCTTTCCCTCTACCCGGCCGCCACCTACTTTCGCATGGCCATGTTCTAATAGGTGAGTAAGCCGGTAGTGCGGCGCCTTTACGTGTACAATTCGCTTGTGCGGCTGACCTACTTCTGGCTCGGTTTTCATCGTCCAACTCTTGGCATACTTGCCGTATCGTTTCGGGGATGTTTGTTTGAGCCGCTTGACCGCCGCCTTACCCACTCGCTCACTGCTGACGTTGACCTTCTTAACTACATCCTGGGAGTAGTCGGCCAGGCCTTTTGCTATCTCCGCAGCCAGCTGGTCGATGTCGATATTAGTCATACTACCACCCCACAAACGCAGCGAGCAGGGCCGCTTGGTATGCTGCTCTATCTTCCGCTGTCATGGTTACGTTTTCGTCAGCCAGGATGGTTTCAACAAGGGCTTTAAGGTCTTGTACCAGCTTATGGTCTACCAGCTTCGCGCTGCCGGTTTCGTCAGCTATGATCCGCTCACAGGTCAGTCGGGTTTTGTCGCCTCGTTTCTCGGTGCGGATGATGTTGTAGACTTTCCCGTCATGCTCCAACTTCGGTTCGTCCTGGTATTCATAGGAATAGATTTCAAACTGCTTCTCAGGCTTCAGTCCCGCTACTGAGGCGTTGTAAAACTCGCTTTGATTAACATAGAACTCGTTGGCGTACATTGTGCGCTCGGTAGTCAATGCAACCTGATTGCCAATGCTGTCCTCGGCCACAGTGACGGTGATCAGTTTGATTATCTGGTTATGTCTCATGGACTCACCACCGCCTCAGTGTAGTCAACCGATAAGGCCAGGTGCCTTTTAAGCATCAGATAGGACTCCAAAAACCTCTCGGCGTCGGGGTTGTCATAGCCATGATGGGCTTTGCAATAAGTATTTATGGCTCTTTTGATGAGCGCGTCGCTCTCGTCAGCCTTGGTTATCCCCGCCAGCTCAAGGTCCTTTTTGGCGGCGTCGATGAGATCCCCGACCTCGCCATCAAATGCAGTATTGGCTGCGGCTATCCGCAGAGCCACCTTCACATCATCCAGGATAGCCAATTATGCCACCCCCTTATTTTTTTGCCTTGGTCGATTTTTTGACAGGCTTGATTACTGCCTCGCGGATTTCCGGTTCCACTATCACGGCTGTCTGTATCGGCTGTTCATACCGGCCACCGATTAGGCCCATATGCCGCAACTTGGCGGCGCGCCAGTCGTCGAGTTCTACCGGATCACCAGCCTGTTTAAATCCAGTCACATCCTGGAATGGTTTTAAAACAATGTATTGCACTTTCTATCCCTCCTTTAAGGGGAGAAAGAGGGGCTTTGCGCCCCTCAGATTAAACGCTTACGTCAACTTTCGCGGCGGCCACCTGGTTGGTCAGGGGAGAATATCTGTTCTCTCCGCGCACCAGTATAGCACCGGTCAGGGCTGCTGCGGAGTTGGTGACCCGCAGAGCTACATAATTGAAGCCATCTTTTAGGTACGCAGTGTCACATTCTACATAGCCGATTGCCCGCAGGGTTGCCGGGGTAATGGTTGCGGCGGCATCGGTAATCGTTATAGTCACCTCACCGGGTTCGGTACTGATAAGAGTTACTGCCGCTTGAGCAGCGGAAGCAGTTACACCGGGTACCCCTGCGGTCGCATGGTTGATAGCGGCTGCCAGGCTTGCGGCACAACCAGCGTTATCCACACCTACCGCAAATTTACGGTTAGCTAAGTCTGCAGCAGCAGCAGCCTCAAAGGTCAGACCATTAATGGTGACTTTGTTAGTTGCTACTACGGTATCAACGGTCAGAGTAGCAGCGGCCACTTTGGTGTTGGCCGTAATGGTAGCAGCGTTATTGGTGACTACTTCGGCATCAGTACCAGCAGCATCTTTAGCCTGCATAACCTGACCAATAGAGGTCGCGGCTGCGGCCATCGCACCAACTCCCCAAACAAACAGGGCCTTATTACGCAGACCCATATTGTAATAGGTTCCGGTAGACGCGGCATTAATGGACGCGGGGACGATTGCTATATCAACTTTGTTTATTTCGCTCAAAAGTTTTGCCATTGTATTATTTCCTCCCTTCCTACTAATCCAAGACCACAAACGGGCTAACAGTGGAAACGCCGTCACGGGCTAACAGCGGAGTGCTCAGCCAGGGCTGACCGTCTACATTCCAGAACGCCTTAATAATAGTTCTGTTCTGGGTAAACAGCGGATGCTCGCTCATGGATATACTGATACCGCTACCGTCTTTAATCAGATAGTAGTCTAAATCAACCAGTATCAGGTCGCCCTCCCTCCCAAGTATCGGTGACTGGTCGTTGAGCAGGAAGGGTATGCCTATCAGGGTACCGGGTGCGCCCTCGCGTGCGTTGGGCTGCCATACCAGGTTCTGCCCAGTGTCAACCATAGTCATCAGCTGGGGCAGGATAGTCTGAGAACCAATCCAAGCCAGCCTACCACCGAACTTGGCGCGGGCAAACATATTGATTATATCAGTATAGGCAATAGCATTGGCTCCTGCACGAGCTACCTGTATAGCAGCAGGATGCCCAATAATGCCTAAAGGCTGGCCTGCGCCACCTCCGGACAGGAAGGCATCTTCTTCAGCGGCAATTATCGCCTTGCGAAGTAGGCTAGATACCAAAGCGCCAGCGGCCGCACTGTTACGGAGCAGTTTGTCAGTAACCACGACATGGGCGGCTACTTCGTTTGGTTCTAAGCGAATCTCGCGGAACGCCGGTTCGGTTTCGGGTTTCTGTGCGCCTTCTGCTATCCAGGTTACCTGTACGCCAGCATATACGCCGTTAGCTTCACCCTGGTCGAGTGCCGGGATGGTAATGGCAGCATCGGGCGGGTCGCCAGCCGGGATGACCTGTGCGCGGGGTCTGAATATTGCGGACTGGTCGTCAACCATTTTTATCTGGTTGGAAAACTGTTCTGGTACGATGAAGCCGCCATTAGCACCGATTCCCATGTTTAGGAACCGCTTCTGGGTTTTATCACTCATCTCTTTGGCTCTTAAAGACTGGTCCTGCGGGTTATATTTTACGGTCTGCAAAAACTCCCCGAAGTCACGGAATTGTTCCTGCTGTTCTGGTTCTTTGGCCGGGTCAGCCTTGCGGGGCTGAATGTTGATGGATTCAAACATCTGTTTGCGTTTCTCAATAGCGGCTTTTTCATCCACCAATCCGCGCAGTTCGGTTTCCAGTGCATCCAGGTCGACTTCCTTATCGCCTTCTAACAGGCTGCGGATCTCTAACATACGGGCTTCTATTTCTGCCATTCTGGTCATGTTTTTCATTCCTCCTTAATAAGTCATGGTCTTTAACAACAGTGTTCTTCTGCGCTCGCGTTGCCTCTCCAGGTCAACTGCCCTCTCCAGGGCCGCCATCCTTTCGCTCTCCAGCTCCAGGACTTTTCGTGCGCTTATTGAAGTCGCATCATAGGCCGGCTGGTCTACGGCTGCCACATCAAATACTTTATCAATCTTGCGGACATGCCATGTCCGTGCCTCTTTGTCAAAACTCTCCTCGCGAATGGTAAAGGCAAAAGACATTTTGTCCACTGCTCCGGCTTTTATCAGGGTATAAAGGTCACGGGCCTGCTGAGTATCGAAGAACTTGGCCCTGACCAAACCATCTTTTGCGACCTCCAGGCTGCCACCGCGGGTGCGTGCCATAATAAAAAGATTGTCGTTGTGGTTATACCGGAATACCACATCGCGCATATCGGCCTCGTCCAGAGCTCCCGCCTCGATTACTTCTTTGTACTCGTTGCCCCCGGATTTAAAAAGGACCGTCGGCTGATTGAACACTACCGCGCGGCCCTCGACTATCATTTGGTTTTCTTCGGTTACTATTGGGGTAAGGTCTGCGAACCTAAGTTCCTTCCCCTCCCGTTTAGGAATTATTATCTGGGTCAATAGGGTCATCCTCCTCTCCTAATTGGTACTGGTTGGCTTTGGCTGCGTCGATGTAGTTAAGGCTTACCAACCGCTTGTCGCCATCCTCAACAGGTGCCAAGTTGAATATCTCCCTGGCTTCGTTTATGGTGAGTAGCCCCATCGGTACCATCTGCTTCACCAAAGCTATCTTCGTCCTGGCTGATGCGTATTGAAGCCGGTTGGCTTCAAATACTATCTCATGCCCGCGGCCACGCTCCCCCTGGGTAAATAACTTAGAGGTAAACTCCAGCGACATCTGGACGGCCAGCGGTTCCAGGGTTGACTCGTAAAATGCGTTCCACTGATCCTCATTATAGTTACCCATGACGATGTTCTCGTTAACGCCAAAGTATCGGTAAACATTGTCGCGTAACTCCTTCATTTGTTTAGCATCGACCATCTTTGGTTCTGATGTCAGTTCCGTATAATCGGCCTTACTATCCAGCGCGGCTACGCCACCGTTATTCTGGACCACCAGATATTCCTCGACGAACCGGTCTCGGTTGGCCTTGATGTCGGCTTCTTTAAGGATGCCCTGATATTTCAAAATACCTCTTAAACTGGCCGACGTTTTAACCGCTTGCCCGAGGCCTTCGTTGGTCGTGTGGATTGCCTCCAGGGTGTTGTTAAGTGCCTTGTTATTCTCACCAGACAGGTCATTCTTGTAGTAGTGCCGGCGCAGGTGGATTACTTCGTTATATGGCAAAATAATGCTATCGTCGTTGAACCAGAACCGGGCGCCAATCTGTCCCAGTTGGTCCTCAATAAATTCTGTCTGCTGGGCAATGACCGGCCATGCTGCTTTGAGGGTCGTGCCCTCCCATACCGGGTAAGCGAAGGCGTTATTATCCATCAACAGGGCAGTGACCATCTTATAAAGAAAATCGTAGGTACTCATGTTTGGGTTGGGCCTTATCTGCAGCACTCGCTCAACCTGCCCGCCTACCGGCTGGATGTCTTTACCTGTCCGCTTGATGTGCTTGGGCTTGAGTTTTGCGGCGTTACGGGCGATGGCATCAACCGCGCCCCGGACAACGTCAGCGCTGTATGGGTCATTCCCCCAGGTTGTGAATACAGCATTGTAGCCGTTAAGCAGCTTTAACTGGTTATAAATTGTGTCAGCTCTGGGCTTGCGCCCAAACATCATCTGGAATAAGCTTCTGCGTGCCAATCCATCACCCTCCCTATCAGTCCTTTATAATCCTCCATGTTGTTCTGGAGTACGGTATAAGCTATAAGCATCGCCACGGCTGGGTCAATGCGCCGGCGTCGGGTTTTACCCTTGACGGGCCTTATGTTTTCATTTTTGTCTTCTTCAATCGCCACATTAGTTAGCGCCCACTTAACTACCGGATCATTATTGTAGTTGATATGCTTAGCCTCCAAGTCTGCCCCCATAAGCTTCATCGGTGCACTTAATGTCCGTGCTCCCATAATGACCGGCAGTAGGTTCTGCTTGTTTTTATACCCCATCCGGTTCTCCATATCCTCGAGCCAGGCTGGTGAGTTCCAAGAGTCATAACCACACCAATATGGGATAATGCCATATTGGTCGCGCATTTTAATAAACCAGTCTGTTACATACCTGTAATCAACCCGGTTGCCTGGGCAGGTCGTAATAAAACCCCTTTCAATCCACAAGTCATACGGGATCTTATCCTCCTTGACCCTTTCCTCTACCAGATCCTCTGGCATAAATCCTTGGCCAACAAAACACAACTCTGAAAATCCAGGTTTTTCTATGAGTATGCCAGCGTATGTAAGGTCGGTAGTAGCTGACAAGTCTACTCCTCCCACTCCGTAGCTATTACATAGAGTTTCAATATCAAACAAAGCCATGTTGTTGGCCTGTTCAAAAGTTAACCATGCCTCAGATGATGTCTCCCGGACGTTAAATTCTTTACATACCAAATTTTTTACTAAGGCTGAATTTGCCTGGGCTTTTTTAACTTTAGATGCCAACTGCTCCAGGCTTTTTATGGTACCCAGCCCGGGGTTAGCTTTTCTCCAGCAGGTAGGATCAGTCCATTCTGACCGATCATCAAGCTCATAAATAAAGGCTATAAAGTGCTCGTCTTTGTAACCGTTCTTATCAAAGTAGCCATTTATTACTCTTTCGGCTTCTTCATATTTCTGGTCATATAAGCCCTCCCGGATCGTACCAGCTGTTGATGTCATATAAATAAGCGGTTGCTCTCTGGCAGTGGTGCCGTCAGCTATGATGTCATAAAGAGCCTTACCATATTTCCACTGGTGAATCTCATCCATGAGACCCCCATGGACATTTAGTCCATCAAGAGTATCGCTATCGCTTGCCAGAGGCTTGAATACTCCATCATTAAAATCACTGTTCAGTTCGGCAACCAGTGGTTTTACCCTTTTTAACAGAACCGGAGATTTTCTGACCATCCGTTTTGATTCTTGCCAGATGATTTTAGCCTGGTCCCGCTTGGTTGCCACTGCGTAAACTTCAGGTCCGGGTTCGCTATCCCCCACCAATAAATAAAGCCCCACAATGGAGGCCAATAATGATTTACCGTTTTTCTTTCCTACTATTAGCAGCGATTCCCTGTATTTACGGTTGCCCTCGATATCAATAAAACCGAATACGGTTGCAAGATGTGCTTTTTCCCAGAGCTCTAATCTTACAGGCTGGCCGCCAAACTTACCCTTACTGTGTTTGCAATAATTCTCGCCAAATTCGATTACATGGTTAGCCCGCTTTGGACTGTAATAATATTCACTGTTGTTATTAGTTAAATCATGGACAATCTTCTGGTATGTCTTTCTGACTTTCTCGCTGACTACCTCTTTGCCGCTTTCAATATGCTCCCAGTATTCCAAAATTGGGTTATAGGCTAGCGGGTATTTAATCATTCTCCCGACCCCCTACAAAACTATTAAAGCCATCATCCTCAGGCTTTGACTCATCTTTAGGCAGTAGGTCAGTGAGCTGTTTTATGATTTTCTGGTAGCTGGTATTCATTGTGTTATATAAATCGGCTACTGGTCGCTTGCGTTCGTAGGGATCCTGGTCCTTACCCTGCTGAAACATTTCCACAAAACCATTCTGATCTAGGTCGGCCTCAAAGTCCTCCAGGGTGACTCGCATGAAAGCCGCCCTTTGGATCAGGCCCTGGACTGTTTGCTTTTTTTGTCCTTCTAAATTTTTGTAAATTTTCTTAAGTCGGTTCTCCTCTTTCCGGATTCGCATTGCTTTTTCCAACTGCTTTCACCTCCTCACAAAAGCATCTAAATATGGCCGGTTTTCAAGGGGGAGGGGGTACTGTAAAACTACCTATGTATTAAACGGACCTTCCCTTCCCGGTCCCTGGGCTCGATCTAATTTCTTATACAGGGGGGGGCTAAACTTCGACAAGATTCCCCTCACCATCAAAAACCAATCCCTCTGCTGTACTGGCGCCTCCGTGCTCCCTGTTATGGCAGTCTTGACAAAGATACTCCAGGTTGTCCCAATTCAACGTCACATTAGGGTCGTTGATGTTTACCGGCGTCAGCTTCTCCTTGTGATGGACGATTACCCCTGGTCTTCCGCATCGCTCACATAAGCCAAAGACTGATTGGATGTAGGCAGCCCGGCACTTCTGCCAAGCCTTACTTTTGTAAAATGCTTTCGCCCATTCTTGTGCCACACATGCTACTCCTCATAGCTATCCAGGCTAATCATCCTGTAGACGTATTCCTGCCGGATAATCGCTGGGATTCTTTCATCAATAACTAGATCACCAATTATAGCAACAAGGCCTTTAAATAAAGGCATATCTCACATGTTTATCTTAACCTCAAGCGCTTTGGCTTTAGGAGGTTGATCTGAACGTTTTTCCAATTTCTGCTCCTCCTCTCATATCCGCTACTCGCCCCCACCCCTGCTACAATCATACGGATATGCAAATCGGCATGTCAAAAAACACTGCCCTTTACTGCCCTATTTTTATTTAGCCTTACTACATGTTCGCTTCTTTGATTATAAGTTGTTATCATTCTATTCACTCCTAACCAACTCGCCTTTATACACAAAATAGGCAGAGAGCTTTTACTTTCCCTGCCTATTTGCATTAAATTTAGTCGTCTTGCATCCTTTGCTGTCTGTATGTAGTCTTTACATCTAGTGATTCCTTTAGCCTTTTCCTAAAGGTTATCATGTTGCATCTACTGCAATTGTATTCTTCGTTAATAAAAAATGATGAGTGTATGTCTTTGCATGTATTGCAAAACCTATCAGCTATTTCAGCATCGTCTAATGTACAGAATAGCTCTAACTTAAACTTGGTCCAATTCGGTGTTTCCTTGACTTTAGTTATTTTCCACGTTGAGTCTTGAAGATGTCTGTTTGAAATAATATTAATTGCCAACCACTTGCAAACCTTCATATAAGCGTCCTTTGACTTAGCAGCTTTGAATGTCCTTTCGAAATACTTTTCGCTTATTTGCATTTATTCCTCCCCCTGACCCCATCTAATTATTTTAACCTCTGAGGTTCTGTGTCCCATTCTGAGAGCCTCTTGATGATTTGGTATATAGATATCAATCTTGTTTCCTTGAATTGACTGTCCCCTATCCTCAACCTCGTAGAGGTTACCATCAATTTCAACCAATGTACCAAACGGGAAGCGGTTGTCCATCGCTATTGTGTGGTTTTCCCTTGCTAACCTGCCATTAGCCGTTATTCCTCTCGTGGGGTTGCCAAATGATTTGCCTGTACATTTTTCACATGAGCAATAATAATATATGTCTGCAATAATAACTTCACTCTCAGATGATTCTACAACCTCGGGTAAACTTTCAACTTCCTGCGTAACCTCGATTGGCTTGTTATATGCCGCAATTTGCTCTTGTACGTTTTTATCAACTGTGTGTAATGCAAAAAGTATGATTCCTGATAAAAGTAAAACTGATAGCATCTTTGCTTTCAAGTTATTCCCTCCCTAGGCGTTTACTTCAATTTCCATTTTTGCTAACCTATCAGCCTCCTCGTTGTATTTATTTCCGCTATGGCCTTTTACTTTGTAAAAGCTACAACTTATTTTGCCATAAACAAGGCTAAATAATCCAAGCCACAAATCTTTGTTTTTTACATCAGTACCTGCTTTTGTTTTCCAGCCATTTTTTGCCCATGCTAACAACCAATTCTGCTTTATGGCATTAACAACGTAAGAGCTATCTGAAAATATATGGATATTATCGGCATTTTGCTCTGTTGCTAACCTTATCGCTTCTATTGCTGCTTTAAGCTCCATGCGGTTGTTTGTTGTATCAGCCTCATAACCTGAAATATGATATTTCTTCTTTTTTGAAGGAATTAAAATGATAGCGCCCCACCCGCCGGGGCCAGGATTGCCACTGCAAGCACCATCAGTAAAAGCTTTTATTATTTCCATATATCAAATATCAACTTTCCTTTCAGAGTCAAACATCTTACCTAGCTCTATGTAGCCATATAGAACTAAAATAGACTTGCACATGCCTTCATACAGTGTCCGAGCTATAATCGTATAAATATGCTGATGTTCAACAACTTCTTTAATCATAAACGACCAAGCTTCTTCCGAGGCTGAATAAATATAAGCAATTCTGACAGGGTACTTTTTAATTACTTTTTTATACCCCTCTTCTAATACCTCTAGTGTGAGTTCGTCCGCTTCAAAACGCCTGAACCATTTTGTCTTCAAGACTGCCTTCTGCAACTTGGTAAGACTTGCATTATCATCTATTTTCATACGTAGTATATCTTCTAACTTCATGCCTTCCTCCCCTTAAATTTATGAAAAAGGGGCTAAGCTTCCCTAGCCCCTTTTGGCTCTTTGTGCAGAGTCGGTACTTCCTAGATGTCCCAGTAATCGTCGTCTTCATCTTCGTCTTCAGGCTTGCCAACTGCTTTTTCCAGCATTGCAACTACGTCGGGCTTGGTCATGCCCTTTTTGATTTTACAACCCAGCTCTTTTGCAGCTTCCTTGAGTTCAGACTGTGACATCTTGGAAAAGTCAGGACCATCTTTAGTGGTCTCTTCGTCATCGTCGTCCCATTCATCTTCCTCTACGTCTTCTTTTTCCTTTTTGCTGGCCTTTTTACCCTTTTTGCCGGCAGGCTTTTCCTTTTTGTCTTCCTTGTCCTTTTTGCTTTTGCCTTTGGAGGCTTTTTCCGCAGGTGGAGCTTCGTCCTCATACTCGTAAGGCTCTACGCCTTCAATCATTCCTTTGTTGATTTGGCGGACCGAGATATGTGACGGGATAGATTTGATTATTTCAACCAAACCGGCTTCAGACGATGCGTTGACCGCAAACATCGGGAAACGTCTACAGATATCAGCTATTGCTTCTTTGTCTTCTCCCGCCCTAATAACATCCAATGCGTCTCCGGGTCTCCAATTCTTAGCCATTTTTAATTTCCTCGCTTTCATTTTTAAAATTTATTTTTAATGTTTGTTTTCTAACAACTATGTGCCTCTTCTGAGCGGTATTTTAAGCAAATTGAAAAATCTAAAATTTTAATTTGTTTAAAGTAAAGACGTAAAGTTCTAAAATCCTTAAACTTTCTAAAGCTGATTCAAAATCCTCATCGTTAAAATCTTCTGTTAGCCTATCTAAAACCTCCTTTGCTAGCAATTTACATTTGAGATATTCTTTGTCCACTTGTTCACCTCCTTAAAGGGGGAGGGAAGGGGCCGAGGCCCCTCATTTGTTTTTATGTTTTTAGAAATATTTTTCCCATCTGGCGGGAATACGAAGTTCAATATCTAAAATACCATAGACTAAATCTTCTTTTGTTGACCTTTTATCAAAACCTCCGACGATGTTTGTCATCCTGTTTACCATTTCGATCAATTCATTCTTGCTCTTGCTCTTCAATTCGTTGTATCTTCTTTCCCTTTTTTCCCTAAACTCGTTTATTCTCTTCTCCATCCTGTCATCCTCCTCTGAGTGATTTTATTTTGGCCTTTTTGTTGGCCTTGATTCTATTATACCATGTATGGCTGAAATGTAAACCATTTTTGTAAATATTTTTTGTAATTATTACTAAATATCTAGTTCGTCGATTGCTTCATTGATGGCTTCGCTTACCTTTGGTAGCATTTCAGCTGGAATATTAAGTGCCCCTTTGAGGAAAAAATTCATTGGCTTGCCTTCCTCATCTTTGGTATGTATTTGCTGGCCAATGAGTACTTTGTCTTCCCTCTTGTTGTGGCTGATAACGATGGTCCTTTTGTCGGTTACCTCAATCCGGGCGATTTCCTTTAAATTTCTTACGTACATTTCGCATTCTCCTTCTTTTTATTTTTATATTTCCTTATTTCTGATAAGATTATTTCATAAGCCATTGCTTTCTTTGTTTTAACAAGGTCATTCTGAATAGGCTTTTCAAAACTATGACCTTCCTTGAGAGCTGCTATTTCGCCCTCAGTTTGTTTAACAATTCGAACAATGGACTTAAGAAGTTCCTTCTTAGTCGTCATTATCACTATCCTCAAGCTCTACCTCAGCAACGAGCTTTATTTTAAGCAGCTCTTCCTCACCTATGATTGCTACCAGATTATCATGTTCTATGTAGTCAATGTCTGATGTAAGCTTAAGATGACCTTGGCCATCCCGGTCAATGCTTAGCCCTTGGAAGTTAAATGTGCCTAGCCTAAGAGCTTTCTTTCCTGCTGCTTTTACAATAACATCAATGTGCTGGCCAACAAGCATAATTACTCTGGCCATGCTTGCTCTTTCGTCATAAGCAAATTTAAGCTTTAACTCAAGAATCCTATTCTTCTTAGTGCTGTGGCCGTCATATTGGCCAACTGCTACCACTACAATTTCCTGTGTTTCACTCAATTCTTCGACCTCCTATTTTCATATTCCTGCTGCTTTTCTTCCCAAAATTTTTCTTTGTTACCCGAAGTGATTTTACGCCTATTTAGCTGCTGGCTTGCCGTTTCATCTTGGTCCTTTTGAAGCAATTCATTTATAATAGTAGGTTGTGGCTTGTTCGCCATTGAAAGATTATTACCAAACAAATGGTTATATACCTCTTGTATGTTATTAACCTCTACAACCAAGTATAGTTTATCTGGCTTTATAAAGTCAATAATGAATACCGGGGCTTTGTGTTCTACCATTGCATGATATTCCAACTTCTTGATATCATCAAGCGTTATTCTGTAGCTGCTTGCGTCTGTTGACTTAAGTTGGGCTAACACATGGTCATTATAGCCGTCTTCCTTTTCCTTCCAACCTGCACCAGATGCTTTAGTCGGCGTAAGGCCCAACCTCTCCATTATTTCCTTTTCACGCTTGAAATACCACTTAATTGGTCTTTTTGCCATTTTGAATCTCGAATCTCCATAGCCCCCATAATAGCATAATTAGCTAAATCCAGCAGGGTGTCGATTGCCGTCTCGTCGTTCTCCTCTGCACCCTTAAGCAGGAGCTGTTTTGCTCGGCTAAGCTTGTCGTCTAGCCTGATACATAGCATTGTTGGCCCATACTCTTCGTAGGTCTTTGAGAATGAATTACCATAAGCTGCATTCTTTTGCTCATACAAATCATTCAAAAGCATGCATAATCTTTTATGGTTCCTGACGTTAGCAGGTTTCTCCCCATTTACCATTTTTTTATCCTTCCTTTGCATAATCTTTCGGCGTCATGTGAAAGCTTAATTTCGTCCTCCGAGCTAAGTTTCCCGGGCAAATCAAACCCCGTACTACCATCGAAGTCCTTAAAGTAACAGGCATAACGTGACAACCTCGACTGCCGTGGATGTTGCCCCATTAAGCTTACCAACTGATAGCAGTTACGGTCAAACTGTGAATCTGTCACAATGCTTTGTCCTAGATTGTAGTAAACAATACTATGAACAATAATCCACCTCTGTAGTAGTTCAATCTTTTCTAACACAGTAAAGTGCGGGTTGCGCTTGAAGTCCATTTGCATTAGCCTCCTTAATAAAGCTCTAAGGACGGATGGTCAGTCCGTCCTTAGTATAAGTAAAAGAGGGAGGTATTTAGGAGGAAGGTCCTAGGCTATTGCCTTGAAAGCCTTCCAATATTTATTACTGGTGTTAACTGGTCTGATTGTCCTGATTGTATCCTTGTCCATTCCTTTAACAACTGCTATTACTATGACCTTTTCTAGGGGCAGAGCTTTTTCCAGTTTTTCTACCGATATGATTGCCCGGTAGCTGAAGGTTGCTCTAATTCCGATTGATTTGCATTCTTCACGAAGTTCGTTGATGAAGTCTACCAGTTCTTTGTTGCCTTTGGCCAGCGCCATCTCTATGTTCCGGTCGTAGTCAAATTCTATTACTGCAAACCTGTCCAGCGAGCTTTGGTCCAGCGTTAACCTTCCTGTATACTGTTCGTCTGCCCCATCGCCTACCGTGTTTCCTGCTGCTACTATCCTGAACTCCGGGTGAGCAAATATCTTGCCGTTTGGAAATTCGAAATATCTATTTGCTATAGCTGCATTGAGTAGTACTAAAACCTCTGGGATGCTGGCGTCCATTTCATCCAGGAAGAATAAACCGCCATCCTTGAAAGCCTTGTAAAATTCTGTTTCGTGGTAGATTCCGCCTGCATCAATGAACCCTGTGATTTTGAACTCCTGCTGTACTGCGTTTGTGAAGTAGAAGTCTAATTCTAGGTCCGTTGCTATTTGCTGGAGTGTGTGGTTTTTACCTGAGCCAGCTGGCCCTACCAAGTATACTGGGATGTCGTTCTCAATGCATGCTTTGATTGTTTCATATTCTTTGTGTACTACGTATCCGTTGTTGGTTTTTGCTTCGTGTTCCTTTTCAATCTTTTCGATTGCCTTTTCAAAGGTGATTCCTTTTTCGTAGTTCCCTATCCATTCAACGTCTTGTGCTTCGTTATTTTCGTTTACCTGTGAGAACTTATAGATGTTTGTGTTTAAGTTGAATAGGTAGCTTCCTGCCAAGACGCCGGTTTTCCGAGGGTAGAGCTTTCTTGTGTGAGCCTTGTGACCTTTGGTGATTATCGCCTTTTCGAAGTTGTCAAGTGCTTGTACATTTAAGCTGTTGTTGTCTACCTTGATTTCCACTTGCTTGTCCTCCTCTTGAGCGTTGATGTTCTTCACCATAACCGCCTTTTCAGTTTCCATTAAAATCTCTAACATTAATATCGTCCTCCTCTGAGTGATTTTAATTTCTGAGTGATTATGTTTCCCCCTTTATTCGATTTTCAAAGAGCTTAGGAAGGCCTTGTCCATGTATTAATTATAACATAACCACTCAGAATGTAAACCTATTTTTGAATCTTTTTTATAAAGATTTCACCTTTTTTCAAATATTTCTTAAGGGCATCTTCCTCTAATGGCACGCCGTAAGCATTAAAGCTACCGTGCAATGTTGGGTCAACCTCTATTAGCCTGAATAAAATTCTTCTTAGCATGCTAGGATGCACCAGCGGAAAAGCTACTTTTGAAACGTTCAACCGTTCACTTGCTGATTTAATTTTAATTCTGCAAAGAACCCCTTGTTTTTTATCTGCTGAACCGAGGATAATGTAGAGGTTTACCGCATATCCTTGTGTTTCCAACGTTCTTACTAAATGCAAAACTTTGATGCTTTCCTCTTCAATTACCTGCTTGCTTATTCCTGCATGATAGCTGATGTCTTTTACCAACGTAATTATCTTTTTCTTTTCGGAAACTTTCTTTTTGTTGTACATGTTTGTGGGTATTCCTTGCAAATACCGAGGAACTGAAGCCTGATAGCCTACTACATCATATGTTGTTTTCTGCTTTGTTGCATTGTCGATTTTGATATCGTTAAGCTTTTTAGTAAGAACCTGCGCTTCAGCTCTCCAGCCGTGCAAGAAAAGGTCCACTGCTTCATCATAACTTTTAGTACCTGTGAACCATTCATTGCCTGTTATGCTTGACCTTATATGTTCAGCTTGAAAAATACTTCCGTAAGGAGTATCTGTGATGTATCTGTATAGCTCGTTTAAGCTATTGAAGTTGTGCACCCCTGTGATTTTACTCATATTTTGCCTCCTTATTCTTTAAGACTGCCTGACTTTGTTTTCTTGACCTTACGGTAACCAACCTTTTCGACCAAGTAGTCCCATCAGTACCGCTTAACGCCTGCGGCTTGCTTTGTTATTTTCTTGTCCAAGAGCTGTTGTTGATTCTATTCTATCACGTCTGTCTGGAAAGTAAACCATTTTTTCAATTTATTTGCATTATTTTTATTCCAGCCCCTTTTTTACTGTAGCAATTTGAATCATGTGCAGCTACCGACTTCGCTATTTGAAAGTATTTTTCCATGTTATTCCTCCAATTTCAGATTTGGGTTATTAACAAAAGCATAGAGTGCTATACAGCCGCTATCTGCTGCATCGTCATCGTAGTAAACCTTTCCGGCGTTCTTGCCTTTTTTGTGTATTTTATAGCTGCCATCTTTGTTTTTTATGGTAACATCAAAGCCTTGTTTTTGTACAAACAATATAGCAGCTGCCTTCTCAGGCTTTTCAAAGCTCTTATATTTTACAGCATCTGTTTTGCTATTACCAAGCACTTTCGACTTCCAGCTCCTTGTATCTACAGAATAAACAGGAACATTGTATTGATACGCTGTGTCAACTATCGTTCCTATCAATGCCCCTGTTGCTTTTAAGTAGTCAGGTCTTAATCCAAAGCTTTGCTCTTGTTTAGGCCCTTGGCTGAACGTCCTTATTCGTTCTACCAAAATAACTATTTCATCTGCCTTGCCCTTGTTTGCTTTAAGTATCTTAGACAGAAGCGTCGATACATGTAACCGTTTTTCTATCTTGTTTTTACAACCATTAAAATCAATACTTCTTACAACTAAAAGTTTATTATCAGCTGCTATACTTATTCCTGTTCTAGCATAGCTTTGGTCTATACCAATGGATAGCTTTTTATACATACAAACAATAACTATCCTCCTTTAGTAGAGTAGTTAACTTAAGTAGTAGTAGTAGTAGTAGTAGTAGTCTTATAAGATAGTAAGCAGTACCCTTCGCCGCACGGGTGCGTCGCGTTAACAGGTGCGATTTTGTGCGTCCGACGTAGGCGACAGCTTGGTTGTCAATAGAAGCCCTACATCTAGGCATCTCTCAAGCCCTTGCATTTTATAGGTCAACTCTCTTGTTTCCTATATTAAAGCAGGCATCTCGCATGTTGCAGCTCTTCGCCCTTGATGTTTCACTGTTTTTACATTTTTTTGGTGGAATTTCTTTTGACTTAACAAAAGCCTTTTTCATTTCCTGTACTTGATTCAATCTACCTAAAAATGGCAGTACTTGTTCTGGGTCATATTCACACATAAAAGGCTGCCAGCCCTGGTTGTTTTTATCTTCAGCTAGCACAAAACCTTGTGAAATGCCAAGTAAATGCATATATAATTGTAACTGTTTTTGACCAGAAGGATGCGACTTTGCTTTTTGATATGCAAATGTATTCATCGATTTTATTTCAACAACATATTTTGTGCCATCCAGATTTATAACAGCGTCAGGGGTAAAGTAAAGCTCATATTCGTCTGAAAAGTGCCTTGCTTCAATATCTACGGCAATACCAGCTTTAATAAACATACTTTGCCACTTCTCGTGGATTGAGTTTCCTGCAGCAAATATGCGTAAAAGGTTAATAGGTAGTTGCTCACCCTGATTTTGCTTATATAATAATGAAAGAACTTGGGCTCTGTAGCAGAACTCATTATCAGATACAATGATAGCACTGGCATGTAGCCCTGCCCTTTCCTCGTCCTTTTCATCCCTTAAATAAAATAGTTTATCAAGCCTACTTTTAATTAATAGGCCTTTGAGGTCATCAGGATAGGTACTTTTATTCCTTGACATAGGTTTATGCCTATTTGAGGATTGCTTTTCAACTGAAGGATTCTGGCTACCTTTCCCTTTACTTAATTCATCCATGATAGCTGACTTTAATGACATAAGAACCTCCATATAAAAAATAAAAAGAAGGGGCCATAAAGGCCCCTTGCTATTAATTTATGCCGCTATTCTCTAGGCTGGCTGATGATGTCATGTATCTTTAGCATCCACCTGTTGCACTTTAATATCATTTCATCATGGTATATTTTGCCCGGATTGGTAGCAATTCTGAAATAAGCGTCTGATATAAGGTTGAGACATGTGACAACTATCATTACTTTATCATCCGGAACCTCTAACAACATGGGGTATTTTCTACGGTATTCTTGAATGAGATTCGCCGCATGGGTGTCAAAATCGACTTCACTTTTAACTTCATCAACCTGCTCCCCTAGAAGCTCGCTTATGTTCTCTAAGCTGCCGGATATGCTTTTTAATGTGTGAATTAATGTAGGCAGCTGTTTGTCAAAGAACTTTTTACCGTACATAGTTTCGTGAAATTGTGGCATTTACATTTCCTCCTTTGGTCTTTTAGTTTTTAAATTTAAGGGGTATAAACCCCCGCCCCGCTCTCCTCCTCAGAGTGTCGATAGGTTTTATTCCAGATAGTTCAAGATTCCCACCATGTGTAATACAGATAATGCTCATGCGTGGCTATTGTATTTTCTAATGCCTTTATTTTTCGTCTTATTAAAAACCTTTTAAGCAAATTCATCTTTTTTGTTTCTAACTCATGGCTAAGTCGCTCAATTCCAATCTTACAGTTCTTAATCTCTTCATGCCTCCTATCTTGTGTTTCTTTGCTTTCGTAATACCCCTTCAATTCAGGCATAAACGCCATCGGTCAGTCACCTCCTCTCGAGTGTTTAGTACCAATTTCGTTGGTCTGTGTACATTCTAACATGTCCTACAGAAATGTAAACTATTTTTTGTAAAGTTCTTTGTTTTGCTGCATGAGTTCTAGCCGAATAGGCTTAATATCGTCGTGGCTGACATAACCTCTACTAAAAAACATAGGTAATTCACATTCCCCAAACGGATTGCATATCTTTGATTTGACAACTTTGCATTTGGTGATTATGCCAACCTTTTCATTGTCTGCTGTGTTAGCAGGATTTTTGTTGGGTACGTCAATCCATGCACGTCTGCCAACTTGTATTCTTACGCTAGCATAATGTCTAAGTGCATGCCCACCGGGCGTCTGGGTCTTTTCACCAAACATCAATGCATCCATTTTGTCCCTTACTTGATTTATAAAAATAACGGTGGCCCCGGTTATTTCTATGATGTCATTCAGATTCTTTAACGTTCTACTGAACAACGCAGCAAGTTGGCCCCTTTGTGGTTGTTTTTCAATATCCTTTTCGACTTGCTCATATTGCGCTTTTGGTACCATGCCGGGAACGCTGTCTATTATTACCAAAGGAATACCCGCTTTGCTGAATTGCATTGTTTTATCCATAATATCCTCTGCATGCTTGCAGTCTCGGTATACAAGCATTTGCTTTGGTTTATTACCAAATAACTTTGCTCTGTCGATGTCAAATGTCCCCTCTGCTGGAATAAACAAGCACATTTTATGAAGCGAACCGAGATGGTAAGCAAGGCTTGTTTTTCCAGAGCTTTCAGGCCCAAATATTTCTACCATCCTGCCTTTCGGCATCCCTCCACCCAAAACAGCGTCAAGGTCTTCAATATAAGTGCTCCAACGAGGAATACCAGCGTTAGCAGCTTTTGAGCCTAGACTATAAATGGAACCTTTTCCTTGCTTATTCTCTATCCCTTTGCATAGCTCCATTATTTGCATTAGTTGTTTTTTATCCAAAGTATCATTCCTTTCCAGAGGTTGTACGTTAAAGCATGTTGAAAGTTAATACAATCGAATATATTTATACCTGCGGTTGTTTAGCATTAAGTCTGTAAGGAGCCAGTTTGGCATTAAAACGTTTTTGCCTTAATACTTCTCTTTTCTTGTTCCATTCTTGGTACTTAGGGCATTTATTATGACAACCTAAATTAATTGCATATTAAGCTGGCGTTATACTTTATTACTCTACTTAAATAGCGTTTCATATTAAACTCAGCAGCCCCATGCTCAACAAGGGAATTAATTACTCCTTTGTGGACTGCCCTACTTCTACAGCGTTCGACAAACTCATCAATAGATTTATACGGACCATTTTCTTTCCGTTCGTTTTCAATATACTCGGCCGCTTTAAGGCCAACACCGTTAATAGTCGTAAGGCCTTCTTGTATTACCTTTTCACCATCAACTTTGCGAAGAGAATAATCAGCTGAGTAGTTAACATGGGGAAGGAATATGACTATGCCATCTTTGGCAGCATCTTTCCTAAATTGCCAATCTTTAGTTTTGTCGTAGCTATACTTCATGCTTGCATACCAGAACTCAGCAGGGTGGAATATTTTGTGGTACATTTGCCATTCTGATATAAGAGCGTAACCTGAGCCGTGGCCTTTGTTAAACAAATATAATGTCATACTATCAAACAGTTCAGCAGCTTCTTGCTTGTTAACTTTACTTATTTTATTTGCCCCTTCAACGAACTTGTCTTTTAGTTCAAGTCGTTGTTCTTCGTTAAATTTAAACTTCATAATCTTATCAACGTCGTCATTGTGCATTTGAGCAAGCCCTTTGCAGATACGCATTACATGTTCTTGATAAATAATTGTGCCATAACTGTCAGCAGTATAAGGGTACCACGGAGTATTTTTGTTAGGCTTTACTTTGTTCTCAGCATAGTGTGTGTGCATTTGTAATTGCAAAGGGCCGGGTCTATTAAGTGATACAGCAGCTATCAGGTCTTGAATGTTGTCCGCTCCCATTGATACAAGAATATCTTGAGCAGTTGGCTTATTTAGCTGGAATATGCCCATAGTCTTTCCTGTTTTGAAGCCGTCATAGATAGCTTGTTTTTGCTTCTTCGATGCAGTTCGTGTGACGTATTTATCACCGGTTAACTCTTCGATTTCGTGGATGATGTTTAATGTTTTCAGCCCAAGAATGTCAAACTTAAGGAAGTCGAAAGCTTCAATATCATATTTATCAAAGCATGTAACGAACTTCCCTTTCACTTTCATCAACGACATATAGCTACCAATGGAGTTTCGTGTAATTACAACACCAGCTGCGTGAGTTCCGTAGTAACGTACTTGACCATAAAGTTTGCAAAAATGCGTGATGATATTGCTATATTGCTTTTCAAGCCTGCGCATTTCAGGAAGTGCTATAATTTTATTATAATCTACACCTTCAAACTCAAAGTGAGCTTTATCGTCAACGTTTTTATCAAGCGTGCTTTTGAATATCTTTGCATCTTCCTCATCCATTTCAAAATGTTTTATGAAGTCGTTGCATAGGTTTTTTACACGATAGAACCCAAATGTAATTACTTGAGCCGAGTGCCCTTTGTATTTTTCAAGCAAGTATTCTATAATTTCATCACGCAAACCATACTCAAAGTCAAGGTCTATATCAGGCATCTTCTTTTTATCAGCTCTGAGAAAGCGTTCGAAATCATTGCCTATTTCTACAGGGTCAACGTTCGTAATGCCTAATAAGTTAGCTATAAGCGAGCCACAAACGGAACCCCTTCCGGGTCCTACATAAATATTTCTACGTTTTGCCTCTTCGACATAATCGGCAACTATTAAAAAGTAGTCAGCTAGGTTGTGATTCTTGATGACGTTGGCTTCAAGCTTTA